CATTCCCTTCAAGTAGTTTACAATATGTTCGAATTACCAATTTGGATGATACAAACAGTATTGCAATTACATTAAGTGGATCTCAAGGACAATTTACACAAGAATTGACACCAAGCAACACTTTATTTCTAGCCGGTTCTCAAATTACCTCAAGTAACTTTAATGGTACTTTTGGAGACAATATAGAATTTGTTACAGCGTATGCACTTAGTGGTAGTGTAGATGTTGAGTATGTACTAATAAACGCTTAAACATATGAATATTCCAATTTGGCCAGGCTCGAGCTCATTTCAACCCGGAGAAACTCCGTTTGGGTTCTACGATAATGATCCTCAATTTCAAGCAGACGCAGATAAATTTGCTGTATTTGCCTCACGTAGATTGGGATATCCAATAGTTGAAATAGAACTACAGGATATCAATTTTTATGCAGCGTTTGAGGAAGCAATTACCACTTACGGAAACGAATTATATGCATACCAAGCACAAGAGAATTTCTTGTCTTTTCAAGGTGCTCCTTTAACAATAGAATCCGCAAACAACAGTTTACCACAACCAAACCTAGCAACTATAGTTCGTTTAGCTGATCAATATGGAGTTGAAGCTGGTGTTGGTGGAACAGTTTCCTACTATTCAGGATCAATTCAATTAACACCAGGACAACAAAACTATAATTTGACTGAATGGGCACTGGAATTGGGTATAGCTGAAGGTGATCTTGAAATTAAACGTGTATACTACGAAGCACCACCTGCAATCGTACGATACTTTGATCCATACGCTGGTACAGGTACAGGGATGATGCAATTATTGGATAGTTTTGGATTCGGTGGATATTCACCTGCCATCAACTTTTTGATGATGCCAATGAACTATGACTTGCAGAAACTACAAGCTATTGAATTTAACGATCAAATTAGAAAGTCACAATATTCTTTTGAACTAGTAAACAACCATTTGAAAATATTCCCTATACCAGGAAACTTCCAAACCAAACTATGGGTACAATATATTAAAAAATCAGATAGAAACAATCCATATGTAAATAATGCAGCTAATGGAGGTTCAATTACAAATATTTCACAAGTACCATATTCTAATCCAACATATTCTCAAATTAACTCAATTGGTAGACAATGGATATTTGAGTATGCTTTAGCTGTAGTTAAAGAAATTTTGGGGTATGTTAGGGGAAAATATTCATCTATACCTATTCCAAACGCGGAAGTAACGCTTAACCAAAGTGATTTGATTGCTTCGGCGACAGCGGATCGTGATGCGCTTATAACGCGTTTACGAGACTATTTTGATAATTCATCCCGTCAAAAACTATTGGAGAGAAAAGCAGCTGAAGCTGAATTTTTGAAACAGGAACTCAACAATGTTCCATGGCCTATATTCATTGGATAAATAAGATAACATGGCATTATTTGGATCTGCAAGAGATATTTCACTTTTTAGACACCTCAACCGCGAGTTGCTATGGGATGTTATCACACAACAATGTGTTTACTATAAATTGAATTTAACTCAAACCAAAGTAAACATGTATGGTGAATCAGCAGGTGAGAAATTCTATGAAGCACCTGTACTCTTTAATGCACTTATATCTAGAGAAGCCCAAACCAACCCAATAGATGAATTCGGTGTAGATTTCTCATGGAATACTGAATTTAGATTCTTCTTGGATGATTTGGTTGATGCAAATCTAGTACCTGAAGTAGGAGATATCATCATGTACCAAGAAGGATACTATGAAGTAGATAACACAAATGCCAACCAATACTTTGTAGGTAAAAACCCTGCATACCCTAACTACGATGACAATGGAAATAACCCATTGAACCCAGGATTGGAAAACTTTGGCTCAAGTATTTCTGTAATATGTCAAGCACATTATGTACCTGCTGATCGTGTAGCAATAACTCGTGAACGTTTATAATATGGCAGATTTTCCAACAAACCAACCACGTAAATATCTAAACCAATTTAAAAATAGAAATGTGGTTTCAACCACCATTGATATTTCGGGAGATGTTTTGGCTATGATGGGAGATGTTACAAATGTTATATCTCAAATTACTTCCTCATTTACATTTGTATCCCAATCCCTCAAAGATATATCTGGCTCTTTTGTTTCACAAAGTATACAAATTGGAAATTTAGAGACAACTGCTCGCTCAATCGGATCAAACAAATTGTTTTCAAACAAAGAAATTCCTACGGGAAATATTGATGGAATTAACACAACATATACACTTTTACATAAACCTATTTTAGGTAGCGATCATATTTATTTAAATGGCGTTCTTATTGAGGACAAAGACAACGACTATTCCATATCTGGCTCTCTCATTACCTTTTCGAATCCACTATTGCCTGGAATGAAACTTCGTTGCACATACTATTACCAAGATTCTTCTCCTGTAAAAGCATTTGTGGACAAAGAACAACCTAGTGGAAGTATTGACGGAAATAACATGACCTTTACATTAAACCATATACCCGTTGAGGAAAGTGAGCACATATATTTGAATGGTGTATTGCAAGAGAGCGGTGGAGATTACAATATATCTAGCTCCGTAATTACGTTCATGGATGCACCTTTATCCACAATGAAACTTCGTTGTACGTACTATTATATTTTATAGAAATCCTTCATACGTATAATAAAACAAGACTATTTAGATGAATCCAGAAGTATATTCAACATCAGATTTATATTTAACAGCCTACCTTAAGATCAAGGGGCACAAATTCACCGTAGAAAAATCAAGCAAAAAATCTACATTCGTATTTGTATCTAGTCCCGAACTACTATCCCATGTAGATGAGTATTTAACAGAAACGGGTTCGTGCGAACCTTTGGCTTATACAAACGCCATAAAGAACCTTAAAAACCTCTTATTTAACAGGTAATATTTTCCTTTATAGGATTTTATTGTCAAAAATTTAAGGGAAACACTCTGGTTCACACTTTTATTTATTTATTTAACTGTTTAAAACTTAAAAAAAATGGCAGAAACTAAAATTGTCTTAAATAGACAGTCCGATTTAATATTGGACAACGCACAAATTACTGCCCCAGTTGGTATCGTCGTTGCTGATATCGATGGTTTACAATCCGTTGTAACATCCATTGATACTCAAGCTAGCGTTGATATGTCCGCTGAGGTATCTAACCGTATCGCTGGTGATGCATCTGTAGCTGCAGATCTTTCTTCTGAAGCATCTAGCCGCGCAGCAGCAGTATCTGCTGAAGCATCTTCTCGTGTTGCTGGTGACGAATCACTTGCAGCTAACCTTTCTACAGAAGTAGCTAACCGTATCGCAGACGTTGACGCTGAGGAATCACGTGCAATTGTTGCTGAAACTTCATTACAAAATAACATTGATGCTGAAGCATCTTTACGTATTGTTGGTGATGAGTCAGTAGCGGCTGCAATGAGTGTAGCTGATGCTTCTATCAACACAGCATTGTCTGCAGAAGTATCTCGTGCAACAAGTGCAGAAACTTCATTAAACACTAAAGTAGATTACGTTATCTCTAACGTTGATCCTGCAGCAATTGATTCATTGACTGAAATCGTTGGAGCGTTCCAATCAGCTGATGGTGACCTAAATGGTGCTATCACATCTTTGGCTACTGCAGCAACAACAGCTGTTGATAATGAAGCATCTATTCGTTTGGCTGCTGACCAGTCAATCGCAGGTGATCTTTCTTCAGAAATCGCTGACCGCGAATCTGCAGTATCTTTGGAAGAAGCTGCTCGTATTTCAGGTGACGCTTCAGTTAACGCTGATTTGTCTACAGAAACAGCAAACCGTGAAGCTGCAGTATCTGCTGAAGCATCTCGTGCTACAGCTGCTGAAGGTTCATTGGCTTCTGATTTGTCTTCTGAAATTGCTCGTGCTGCAAGCGCTGAGTATTCATTGGAAATGTATGTTGATGAAATGGACAGCTCATTGATGGAACAAATGTCAATTGCTGATGCATCTGTAGTTGCTGTAGCTGACTACAAACTTGTTCAAGAACAAGAAGGTCGTGTTGCTGCTGACGCTTCAATCGCTGCTAACTTGTCAACTGAAATCGTTGATAGAACATCTGCAGTATCTGCTGAGGAATCTGCAAGAGTATCAGGTGATGCTTCAATTGCTGCTGGTCTTTCAACTGAACTAGTTGATCGTGCTGCTGCAGTATCTGCTGAAGCTTCAACTCGTTTGGCTGCTGACCAATCAATCACTGCTGACCTATCTTCAGAAACTTCTGCTCGTATTGCAGACGTTGACGCTGAAGAATCTCGTGCAATCGCTGCTGAAGGTTCATTAGCTACAGCAATGGCTGCTGCTGATTCAGCTGAGGCTTCTATCCGTTTAGCTGCTGATGCTTCTATCGCATCTAACCTTTCAACAGAAATCGTTGATCGTGCTGCTGCAGTATCTGCTGAAGCTTCTGCTCGTGTTGCTGGTGACGCTTCTATCGCATCTAACCTTTCTTCTGAACTAGTTGATAGAGCTGCTGCAGTATCTGCTGAAGCATCTTCAAGAGTATCTGGTGATGCATCTCTTGCATCTGACTTGTCTGCTGAAGCATCTCGTGCTACAGCTGCTGAAGGTTCATTGGAAACTAAAATTGGTACTGACCTATCAAACGCTAACGCATCTGTAGATTCAGCTATTTCTGCTGAAGCATCTACAAGAGTAGTTGGTGAAATTTCACTTCAAAACAATATCGACGCTGAAGCATCGCTTCGTATCGCTGATGTTGACGCTGAAGAATCAAGAGCTATCGCTGCTGAAGGTTCATTGGCTTCTAATTTGTCTGCTGAAGCATCTCGTGCTACAAGTGCTGAATTGTCATTGAATACAAAAGTTGATTTTGTAATCTCTAACACAGACCCTGCTGCAATTGATTCATTGACTGAGATTGTTGGAGCATTCCAAAGCGCAGATGGCGACTTGAACGGAGCTATCACTTCATTGGCTACTGCAGCTACTGCAGCTGTTGACAATGAGGCATCTATCCGTTTGGCCGCTGATAATTCAATTGCTGGAGACCTATCTTCAGAAATCGCTGACCGTGAAGCTGCTATCTCTACTGAAGAGGTTGCACGTATCTCAGGTGATGCATCTGTTGCTCTTGACTTGTCAAGTGAAATTGAAGCTCGTATCTCTGATGTTAACGCTGAGGAAACAAGAGCAATGTCTGCTGAAGCAGTATTGACTTCTGATTTGTCTTCTGAGATTGCTAACCGTGAATCTGCTGTATCTACAGAAGCATCTTTACGTGTTGCTGCTGATGGTTCATTGGCATCTGACTTGTCTGCTGAAACATCTGCTCGTATCGCTGACGTTGACGCTGAAGAATCAAGAGCTATTGCTGCTGAAGGTTCAATCGCTGCAAACCTTTCAACTGAAATCGTTGATAGAGCTGCTGCTGTATCTGCTGAAGAATCATCACGTATCGCTGGTGATGAATCATTGTCAACTGAAATATCTTCACAAGTTGTTTCACTTACATCTGTTGACACTTCATTGGAAGCTCAATTGTCTTCTGACATTGATAGTTTAGCTGATGTTGATAACGCTACAATCAGTCTTGACACTGCAACTAACACAATCCGTTTGAAAGCTGCTATTGCTGCTCCTGCATCTGGAATGTACACATTCAACAGTAATGTTGAAGTTAGTGATACATTAACTGTTGGTGGTGTTGACGTGATGGCGGCTATTTCTTCTGAAGTATCTCGTGCTGAAGCAGCTGAGGATTCATTGGAAGTTGCATTGTCTACTGAAGTATCTTACCTAATCGCTAACACAGATCTTACATCAATTGATTCATTTGCTGAAATTTCAACTGAATTGTCAGCATTGGTGGATGATGTTGAAGCAATTTACTTCAAGAGAGCATCTTACACTGGGGCTATCAATGGAACAAACGTTGAGTTTCAATTGGAAACTGGTATTAGAGCTGGCTCAGATACAGTATACCTAAACGGTCTATTACAAGAGGCTGGTGTAGATTACACCTATAGTGGGGGTGGTACATTTAATTTTACTTCAGCACCTGAAACAGGTGATAAAGTAGTGATCTACGGAGTATATTAATCCATAACGATTAAAACAAGATAAAGGGAGGATGAAATACTCCTCCCAATATCTAAACAAAATTACATCAAGGGGGACGCTCCTTGATGTTTTTTAAATAATTATAATAAATTAAACGTTTAAAAAAATAAAAAACTATGGCAACATTCATAACATCCAAAGCAGTTGGTCAAGACATTACCATTTATGTTCAAACATCAACAGGATATTGGAAATATAATCACGATGGATCTGATTCAAGTGTATTTAACCAATATAGTGGTAATCAAACTATTACTGTAGCAAATGCAAATGGTGAATTCACAATCATTCCATGTTTATCTGATGGAACAGTTAGTGGGAATATAACTTATTTGTATTTATATGATAACCAATTAACCTCATTTAATGGTACAGGTCTATCAGGTTTAAATTATTTGGATTTAGGTAATAACCAATTAACCTCATTTAATGGTACAGGTCTATCAGGTTTAAATTATTTGGTTTTATTTGGTAACCTCTTAACATCATTAGATGTTTCTCCTATGGTATCCTTAACTAATTTATATTTGGCCGATGCATATGGAACATTAACTAACCCAATGACTGCGGTATCCAACAATTCAATATTGGATCAACTTAATGCCAATGGTGTTGAAAATGGTCAATTCTTTACAATCAATGGTAGAACATCGGCTGGAACAGCAGATTACGATGCGTTGGTAGGTAAAGGATGGAATTTAATTGGTTTAGATTTAACTGGAGGTAACGGAGGAATCAACATAACAGGAAAACTCCGAATCAAAGGTGCAACTACAATCGGTTAATCAAACAATGGAAATCAAAGTTTTAAATCTTAAAACCGAAACAAAAAGAAGAGAGTATATGAAGTCCCAATTATCTGGGGCTTCATTCTCCTTTTTTGAAGCATTGTCCCCAAAGGATATTGATGAAAAGTTATTTGAAAATAAACCTGAATTATTATCAAGAGAGGCAGTCGCAACATTTGAATCACATAGAAAAATAATTGGTTCTTGTAAAGGTGTACCATTACTAATTTTAGAAGATGATTCAACTCCAAGAGATAACAATTATCTAAATCATATTGATGAACTATTAAAAACAGAACATCAATGGGATATAATGGTTATTGGGTATTTTCCACACCACGAAGACTTTAGTAAAAAAGAGATTTGTGATACGTTTGTTAAACTCAATAGATTTATTGGAATGCACGGATATATTATAAACCCATTAAGTGTTAATAAAATATTAGATCAATTAGGTGAACCAATAACACACGTTGATTATAGAATTGCGGAGTTGATAGCAAATGATGATATCATTGGAATATTTAGTAAAAAAATAATATTTCGTCAAAATAACTGGGATTTTAAAACACAAATACCAAAAGCAAGAGACATTTTAAAAAATGGAGAAAATAAATAAAATATTTCAAATAGGGTTTAACAAATGTGGAACCTTATCCATACATCACTTCTTTGAAGAAAATGGCTTACAGTCAATTCATTGGGGTATGAGTATGTTAGCAACAACCATTAAAAGAAACCACGAAACAAATCAACCACTTTTAAGAGGATACGAGGATTATGATTGTTTTACAGATATGGAAGAAGTACAAAGTAACACATTCATATATCTAACCCACTTTAAAGAATTGGATAAACAATACCCAAACTCAAAATTTATCTTAAACCTAAGACCAGTAGATAAATGGATACAATCAAGAATCAAACATCAAAACTATCTTAAAGTTTTTCAAAGAATAACAGGGTTGGATGAAAATGGTGTTATTGAACATTGGAAAAAACAATGGAACGACCATATAACTTCAGTTCAAGAATACTTTAAAGACAGACCAAAAGATTTACTAGTGTTTGATATTGAAAGTGAATCACATAAATTAATAGAGTTTTTCTCTGAATATATTGAAATAAAATCCACTCAATTTGGACACCATAATAAAACCGAAAATTAAAAACAATGTTAGTATCTCATAAACACAAATTCATTTTTATCAAAAGTATAAAGACAGCAGGAACAAGTACTGAAATATTTTTAGAACCATATTGTGTATCTCACATAGAGGAAAGTCACGGTAGAGAAATGACCCAAACCGAAGAAGGTATAATCGGAACTAGAATGAATCAGATGTTAGCTGAAATGTCAGAGTTCTATAACCATATGCCACCATATAAAATAAAAAATAGTATTGGTGAAGAAAAATTCAATTCATATACAAAAATTATAAATGTTAGAAACCCATTTGATATGATGGTTAGTCATTACTATTTCAAACCAACATTTGATTTATATAGTAGAGTTGAAATGTCTTTTGAGGATTATCTATTAACAACTAATGTGGTTGAGGATTTGTCTAAAAAATATTGGGATCTAATGTATATTGATAATCAATTTATCGTTGATGAGATTGTAAGATTTGAAAACTTGGATAGTGATATAAACAAACTATTGATTAAGTTAAATCTACCCGAACCAACAAGAGAATTATCTGAATATAAAAAGAATAAAAGAAGACCCGATAAAGATTGGAAAAAAATGTATACAGAGGAGACAAAAAACTTAGTTGAAAAACACTTTAAATTTTATATGGATTTATTTGACTACCAGTTTTAATGAAACATAGAAAAAAGGGAACGCAAACGCGTTCCCTTCCTTTTCCCTACATATATTCTACAAGTTATCGTACAAGTTTGTACTTGGATTGTATACCAACCCATGGTTTCCACCATTAAACAAATTCTCAATTAGCTTATCGTATGTTTTAACAATATCCATATTGTCTGCATGGTAACGTTGCAACACTTTATCGTTACGCTCATCATATGCATCTATATTCTTATCGTGCTCTGTTAAAATATAATCCAATTGTTTAGCAGCATCTATTGTATCTGAACCTTCATAATAGTAGCCAAGATCCTTACACATCGGAGCATTATGCAACACTGGATACCCTAAAAAGGCAGCATCCAAATACAAGTAATTCAGTGGGTTCAATATTTGATGACAAATCAACACATCCAAATGTTGAGTTAACATATATGCTGTTTGATAACGCGATTCAGCAGAAATCTTATTGTCTTTATATAAATCAAACGTGGCAATCATGGCTAGAAACTCTTTATGTGATTTGACTTTCTCAGAGTTTGTGATACGAAGTTTATCTATATGTTCTTTACCAATATCTCCACGATAGCACTCCTCCGCAATCATAGTTGGAATCAAACTAAACTTAACGATATTCAAATTCGGCTCCATGATACCTAATATTTTCTTGTCTTTGCCAATCTCGTATTGCCATGATTTTTTGTATGTTCCACGTTTGAAACCTTTCTCAATATCCGTTACACTTTCTAAAAGAAACTTGTGATGCCAAATGAACGGAACAATAAGAGCGTTTGTACGATATAGTGTATGGTAGTAACCGCGGTTAACCTCATCCTGTTGTGGTATGTACCATATCTCATCGTACACTTCATCAAACTGGTAAGATTTGTTTGGATTTTCACCAAACAAAATATTTTCCATAGCAATCACATAGTTGTTTCCACATTTGTAGGCAACAATCTTTTTGTTAGCACCTGATTTTTTAAACGAATCGATTTGGTGGTTGTGGATTTGTGCACCCATAACCACAAGCAAATCCATCTCCAAATACTTGTCCTCAAAGTAGCTTACATCTATATCGTTCAAGTAAGATGGTTTAGTGGAAAAATCTGCTTTCAAGGTATTTAATAGATGCACCTCATAGTTCTTCTCGGAATTCTTCAACATGTGGATCATCATCAACACATTCTGTTTGATACCATTTGTCCAGATAGATTCCTTGTTGTCTTTTAAACCCAACGTGATACCAATCTTGATAGTTTGGGGTTTGCTTACTTGCTTGTTTTTCTTCTTTTTAGATTTTGCTGCCATGTTTTTCTGCAAATTGGTTAATTAAAAATTGTTTTTCTTGTTCTGTTTTAGCGTGTGCATACAACCATATGAAAGACCCTTCAATGTTCTTGAGTTTATCTTTCTTCTTGTCTATTTTGACCTTTAAAATTTCTTTATCTTCCCCATCCACTGAATGCTCTATTTGCAATTTAGAGCATATCTCAAATAAAGTAAACAAGTCAAATTCCTCTGCCGCTACTGTTGCGCGCATATACAAATCAACTAGTTCCTCTGAATTTACCTTATCGGGGTGTGTGATTTTAGCTATCTCTCTATAGAGTTTCTTAACCTTGTCTCTAGTGGAAGGATCCACTGTGGAAGGATCTATCTTTTCCTTTTTGGGTGGTGGAGCATCTTGCTCCTCTTGTGGAGGCGGTGGAGGCGGTTCAGGTAATGCACCTGTAATCTCGCGTACTTTATTTAAAAACTCCATCTTGTTAGTGTCCACAACTTCCAACTTATATTCCTCATCCAGTAGCAAAAAACTATATTCTTGGAGCAGTTTTTGTATCTCAAGTTGTTCTAGTTTTTTACTCATGTTTATCCATTTACTATAAATATTTATAATCGTATTATATTTATAACCTGATATGCCACAATACAGAAGACCTACACCAAAGTCACAAAAAGAAATCTCCAACGAGCAAGTTAACCCGTATGTTAACCCGGAGAATGGCGAGACTCTGGGAAATCCTAACATGCCTTCTGACTTTAGACAATTTACCCCAAATGAGCAAAATGGAGTAGACTTTAACAGATCTGAAAAGCTATCATTCAAAGACGATACAACAAAACCATTTACCATCGGTATACAGGATATAGACGAATCTGTTCTATATTACGTGGAAAATGTTATCAAACCGTTTGTTCACCAAAATGGTGTACGCATACCTGTTCCGTTGATATACGGCGCTCCCGAAAAGTGGAAATCTGTTCAAAAAGACGGATACTACAAAGATGTGAATGGGAAAATCATGTCCCCGATCATGATGTTTAAGCGCGATAGTATGGAGCCAAATAAATCCATATCAAACAAACTAGATGCTAACCAACCACATCTATATACTTCGTGGCAAAAAACATATAACCCAAAAAATTCATACTCTAACTTTGACTTGCTTAACAATAGAGTACCTACACAGCAATATGTAGTTAACATTATACCAGACTATGTTACATTAACATATAGTTTTATTATACAAACATACTACATTGAACAATTAAACAAAATAGTTGAAGCTATCAACTATGCTTCCAATTCATATTGGGGAGATCCGGAACGCTTTAAATTCAAAGCAAACATCAATGGATTCAACTCAATCACAGAGTTGAGACAAGACGATGAGCGTATAGTACGCAGCTCATTTACTTTAGTTTTAAATGGATACATCATACCAGATACAATCCAAAAAGATATGACTGCTATCAAGAAATATAACAGTAAATCAAAGGTTACTATTGGAACAGAAACAGTTGTGAATCTACCAAATACTAACCCAACATCATCTAGAATATGATGCGATTTACAAATACTTATAACTAAAACAGATGGCAAAAATACTCGACAAATCATCCATTGTATCCCTAGGTGTAGTTAGACCGTGGCATGTATCCCAATCTGTGGATGCATTTACTGGTATAGAGGCATATGACATTACCATATCTGGATCTTTAACTGTAACTGGATCAACTCAACTTAATATTGGAACAAATGTATTCTTGATCTCGTCCGGTAGCATTCCATTTTTAAAAGTAGATTCACAAGGACAAACCACAATTTCGGGTAGTGCTTCTGATTTGTTTCTAATCAAAAATGCTGTTGGAACATCTGTTTTAGCGGTATCTCAAAGTGGTATGGTAACACTATCCACACAATCACTAACATTAACAAACCCGGCACCAAATGGTGCAATATACTTCACATCAGGTGCGCTATATATAGGACTTGATTAATATATATAACATATAGAATATTAATAAACTAGAAAAAAAGAAAAAATGGCAGAATGGAAAAAAGTTGTTGTCTCGGGTAGTGATATATCGCAACTCAACAATGACGTAAATTATTTAATTCAAGGGCAAGATGGAGCTTATTTAACAGGCTCCTTTAGTGGTTCCTTTATAGGAGATTTTACAGGTACCGCATCATATGCAACATCAGCATCATATGCTAACACTGCAACGAGTGCTTCATACGCTGAAACAGCTACAAGTGCTTCATACTCTGAAACAGCTACAAGCTCTTCATATGCTGAAACATCAACTAGTGCTTCATATGCTGAATCAAGTTCATATGCATTATCTAGTTCATATGCGGACACAGCAACATCTGCTTCATATGCACCTTCCGTATCTCCATTCCCATACACAGGGTCTGCTATTATATCAGGTAGCTTAGAGGTAATTGGATTAACTACTTTGTACAACTCAGGTTCAACAGTATTTGAAGTAAGTGGCTCTAGTGGTGCTCTATTTAGCATAGTAGATGATTTAAGTGGCGATATATTTACAGTTTCAAGTGGCTCAATTGATCTATTCAACATCTCCTCTTCTGGTGATGCTGTTTTGAGCGGATCTTTAACTGTAACTGGTAATATTAAAGGTACGGGTAGTTTAAAACTACAACCTGATTCAAATGATGCTAGATACTTAGAAATCTATAATACAGCTGCTCAAGATACACACATTACAGCAAGCGGCGGTTGGTTATTTTTAGGTGATGATACAACTTATGTAAAAGTTGACAATTACAGTACAAATAATTCAATGGAGTTAAGAGCTGATAATGGAATCTCAGTAACGGGATCATTGGATGTAACTGGTTCCAATATTAATCTTATCACTGAGCAGTGGCAAGTTAGTATAGATAATAACAATTCTCAAATAGTATTTGCCCAATCAGGATCTAGTTTTGAATTATTTGATTTAAACGGTAGTAGAGCTGTTTGGGTTGATAATAGACAATTAAATAATTCTAATGGAGATATAATAGTAGATTGGGAAAATGGTTTATTCTCCGGTTCATTCTCCGGTTCATTCCAAGGTGATGGTAGTGGGTTAACTAATTTACCAACACAATCATTTGAATCTAACCAAATTGCAACAGGATCTGTTACAGGTTCAGTTGATGTAGGTTCAAACTCATTTACACTAGTTTCCGAATCTATCGCTTTAATGAATGTTAGAGCAAATGGTGGATTTGAAAATGGTTTAAATGTAACTGCAAGTGGAGCGTGGAGTCATGCAGAAGGCGTTAATACAGTAGCATCTGGAAATTATTCACACGCAGAAGGTGATACTACAACTGCATCTGGAAATTATTCTCATGCTGAAGGTGGTGGTACAACAGCATCTGGGTATACATCACACGCAGAAGGTAACGGTACAACAGCATCCGGATATGCATCCCACGCAGAAGGTAACGGAACTATAGCATCTGGTTCATGGTCACACGCAGAAGGTAGAGACGCAACGGCATCTGGTTTATATTCACACGCAGAAGGTTATTTAACTATAGCATCTGGTTCATACTCTCATGCTGAAGGTTACCAAACGGTAGCATCTGCAATTGGTTCACACGCAGAAGGTAGTACTACAACAGCATCCGGTGATTATTCACACGCTGAAGGTAATACCACAACAGCATCCGGTAATTATTCACACGCTGAAGGTAATACCACAACAGCATCAGGCAATTATTCCCATGCAGAAGGTAGTAGTACAACAGCATCTGGTTCATACTCACACGCTGAAGGACAAGGAACAACAGCATCCGGCAATTATTCCCATGCAGAAGGTCTTAGTACAACAGCATCTGGTTATAGTTCACACGCTGAAGGACAAGGAACAACAGCATCCGGTAATTATTCACATGCTGAAGGACAAGGAACAACAGCATCCGGTAATTATTCACATGCTGAAGGTTCTGGTACAATAGCATCTGGTTCATTTTCACACGCAGAAGGTGATACATCAATAGCATTAGGTGATTATTCTCACGCTGAAGGTGAAAGTACAGTTGCATATGGTCCTGTATCACACGCTGAAGGTTTACACACTATCGCATCTGGTTCTGGTCAATTAGCAGCGGGTAAATACAACACCCACAACAATCTAGATTCGCTAGTAGTAATTGGTAACGGTGTAGATGATGCAAACAGAAGCGATTTAGCTTTATTCAACTCACAAAGCATCACATTTAACCAACCAGTAACTGGTTCTATATTTACAGGTTCGTTTGTAGGAGATGGTAGTGGATTAACAGGAATATCTGCTTCATACCTAGCAAGTTCAGCGTCAAACGGAACAGGTATCTCAACATTCACATACAATGGTACCTCAAACGTAACAGTTGAAGTATCGGGTGCTTCTGCTTTAAGCTCAAACACACTTACAAAGTGGACAGGAGATGCATTTGCAAACACTAGCATTACGGATGATGGAACGTTAGTTACTTTTTCAACAGACGCTTTATTCCAAGGAGATATTACAGTACAAGGTACAGCATCTTTCCAAAACGCAGAAAATCTGTTAGTGGCAGATAGATTCGTATTGTTTGCTTCTGGCTCAAATGCAACAGGAGATGGTGGTATTGTAGTTCAACAAGGAACCCAAAATATAGGTGAGCTATATGGATATGACAGTGGAGTACAACGTTGGGGATTCACAGGATCGTTCAATGCTACTTCCACTAGCTACGCACCAGAAGCATACATTGCAGCTGTAGTAGATGTAGACGGTGGTCAATCAGATATAGCAAAATACCAGAAAAACGGAAACATCAGAGTATCTGGAAGTGATATTTATATCTACGCTTAATAGAATATTTAAAAAGTTATGAGTATATTAGACAAAATCAACCAAGAATCCCCTTCTCAAAAGGAAGGGGATTTTTCCTTGGAGAAGCACGAAATTGAATTTATATTGTTGCTGCTAAAAGAATCCACCTTTAAAGGGGAACATGTAGAGATACTCTACAATATAGCATATAAACTACAACAACAATATTTAAACAAATGATTGAATTTTCTTTACCCGAATTCCAACTTTTACGAGCAGGGTTGGATTCCATTACTATCAAGGGAGCAGATGCTCAATTTTTGGCTCAATTGCAAATCAAAATAGAACAACAACTACAAGAACTTTCTCAAAGTCCTCCAAAACCATCCAAAAAATAGTTATGCCAAAACAGATATTTTTCCAATCCTCTCTCCCAAGAGCAGGATCCACTCTATTACAAAACATTATAGGACAAAACCCAGACTTTTATGTTACACCAACTTCAGGTGTTTTAGAGCTATTATATGCTGCTAGAGCAAACTATAGTTCATCACCCGAATTCAAAGCACAAGATAGTGAATTGATGCGTCGTGGATTCCAATCGTTTTGCGTATATGCATTGTCTGGATTCTTCAACGGAATCACAAACAAACTATATGTAATGGATAAGTCAAGAGGATGGGGAATACATTATGGATTCTTAAACTCATTTTACCCAGAACCTAAAATTGTATGTATGGTCCGGGATCCTAGAGCTATATATGCTTCTATGGAAAAAAACTATAGAAAGAATCCTGACAAAGATCCTGGTTTTGTTAACCATTCAAAAATGCAAAACACAACTACACAAAAACGTGTAGAAACATGGTCTTCAACACCTCCTGTTGGATTAGCATTTGAGCGCATCCAACAAATGTTGCATGAGGGAATAGGGGAAAAGGTATTGTTTGTAAAATTTGAAGATTTAACATCCAACCCACAACAAACTATGGATAAAATTTATGGATATTTAAATATTTCAACATACCAACACGACTTTGACAATGTAGAACAACTTACAGTAGAGGATGATGAAGTGTATGGAATATATGGTGACCACAACATCAGACAAAAAGTAGAACCAGTACAAAATACATACAAAGAAGTACTAGGAAGTCAAACATGCAATTTTATCAAATCAAAATACGATTGGTTCTTTAAAGAGTTCCGATATATATAATATTTATAACAAAACTATTGTTGGCCGTAAGGAAGTAGGCATATACACGGCATGAGTGTATGTATCTAACCACAATAAAAAAACTAAAATAATATGCCAAGTTGGAAAAAAGTCATCACCTCAGGCAGTGATGCAGAATTAAACTCATTATATGCTCCAAGCATAACAGGATCTTTACATGGAACAGCATCATATGCTCTAAACGCAATTTCCTCTAGCTATGCCCTAACAGCTTCATATTCCAATAACCTACAAATGTCTGGATCCATAAATAATGTGGATTATATTGATTTTAATACAGGCTCAGCTGTACCTGCTTGGAAATCAGGTCGTGTGTTTTGGGATAATGTAGATGGAGCATTATCGGTATATAATGCTGAAGCAGATGTAACATTACAAGTAGGACAGGAAAACTGGACCCGTGTTAGAAACAATACGGGAACAACCGTAACAAATGGTACTGTTGTAAGAATTATAGGATCACAAGGTGATGCCCCTACAATAGAAAGAGCACAATCTATAGCCAAATCAGGTAGTATAAATGTAGATACCCAAATATTAGGTGTTGCAACTCACACTATTGAAGATAGTAGTTTTGGATATGTAACAACACAAGGTCTAGTTCGAGGATTAAACACAAATGTATTTAACGATGGTGATACACTTTTTGTAGGAACAGGCTCATCAGGTGCCTTACAAAATACAGCCCCTTCAGCACCCTATGAAATTATTCCTGTAGGTGTATGTGTGAAAGCATCCCCTGGAACAAGTGGTGTTATATATGTTGCTGTACAACAACCACTTGATTTTTCAGATTTAAGTTCTGTATACAAATCAGGATCTTACAGTTATGGAGATCTTTGGGTATATAAACAAAGTGGCTCTTTTGGAGTATGGGAACATACCAATCAATTAAGTGGATCATACGGAATAACAGGTAGTTTAAATATATCATCTGGAAGTTTAAACATAACATCTGGTTCGCAAACTTTTTCTACAACATTCATATCTCCGGGCTCCGGAAATATTATTAACTTAAATTCCAATGGAAATCTAGGATTAAATGCAGGAACGGCAGCTGGTATTGCTTTTGTTGTTAACAATATATCGCAGGCTATGTATATTACATCTGCCAGTCAAGTATTGATAGGAAATCCTAGAGTTAGTCCACTTGAAAGCGGAAGTGCAACACTTCATGTAACAAATGTTGGTACACGCAACTCATTCTTAGTAGAAGATTCAACCAATCCAGATACAACACCATTTGTTATTGATGCTTCTGGTAACGTTGGTATAGGAACAACTACACCCTCCGTTAAATTACATGTTTCCGGAGGTCCTGCTATATTAAGACTTGAAGGAACAGATCACATGTTCCAAGAATTCTATCCTCAAAGTGGTGGAACTCGATTTGGATATTTAGGATACAGCAGTTCTGGGTCAACAGATTTAAGATTATTTAACCAACCCATAGGAGGCAGAATGTTATTTGCAACGGAAAATTTAATCCGTATGTCAATACAAGCTAATGGAAATGTTGGGGTCGGAGTAAGTCTTCCTACTGAAGTTAATGCTAAATTCCATGTAAATAATACCTCAACATCAGCATCATTCCTAGTTGAAGATTCCACAAATCCAGATGCAACGCCATTTATAATTGATGCCGCAGGTAACGTCGGTATTGGTATTACATCATCGTTAGCATTATTACATATCAAATCCGGATCTGCTTCAGCTACTGCAAAACGTGGAGGTGTTGGGACTGTAGTATATTCTGAGAATATAGCTGGACAAAATTATTTAGAATTAGCCGCATCCACTGCATCTAATGCTGGGGTATTATTTTCAAAAGGATTAGCCACAGGTAATTACGGATTGGTAAATTATAATAATACCGATGACAGTATGGCGTTTTTAACCGCCGGCGTAGAACGTATGCGAATATCAGGGTCAGGTAATGTTGGTATAGGAACTGCAACCCCAAACACAAAACTAGATGTTAACGGTAATACTACAATAACTGGCTCATTAAATGTAACAGCGGGTATAACAGGATCACTTTATACTAGAGATTTATTAACTATTGAACCAACTTCCCCTCTCCCAACAGTTACAAATGGTGCTATTGCATTCTCTTCAAGTGGAGATTTTTATTTTGGAAGCGGAAGTGCTTGGCGTAAATTAACCCTATAAAACAAATAAAATGGAAACAGTTACAGAAAACAAAGTTTTAACCCAAGAAGAGTTACAAACACTAAACACAATCCAACAAGAAACACAAGCTCTAATCAATGAGCTAGGTGAAATTGAACTGATCAAGTTCCAACTTGAAGAACGACGAGAAAAAGCCAAAGCTTTTCTATCCGAAGTATCTCAAAGAGAACAAGATTTCACTCAACTTGTTTTTGAAAAATATGGGAGAGTTAATCTCAACCCACAAACAGGTGAAATTACATCATCTCTATAATATTTATAACTAAATAGCAAATGCCACAAGAAATATTAATATCCCCAGGAGTTTTAGCAATTGAAAACGATCAATCGTTTGTTACAACACAACCTGTACAAGCTGGAGCAGCAATTATAGGACCTACAGTTAAAGGACCTGTAGGAATCCCAACTATTGTAACAACATATAGTGAATATTTAAACAAATATGGAGATACATTCTTAAGTGGTAGCCAAACCTACTCATACTTCACATCAATTTCAGCATACAACTACTTCCAGAATGGAGGTGCTTCATTGCTTGTAACTAGAGTAGTAAGTGGTAGTACTCATTGGAGTCCTGCTACTTCTTCATTTATCCCTGATTCGGGTTCTTTAAACAGTGTATTTGTTCTAGAGACATTATCTGAAGGACAAATCATGAACAGCACTAGCCCTCTAAACGCAGATGGTACTTTACCTTCAGGATCAGCAGATAACTTTAGATGGCAAATTGTTTCTCCAAATATCAACACCGGAACATTTTCATTGTTGATTAGACGAGGAAACGATTCAACAAACTCCCCTTCTATTCTAGAATCATGGGGCCCATTATCTTTAGATCCATTATCTTCAAACTACATAGAGAAAGTAATTGGTAACCAAGCTGAAAATGTAGCCTCTGATAGTGGGGAATTCTATATCCAATTATCTGGAAGTTACAGAAATGCTTCAAGCTATGTTAGAGTAAAACAAGTTAACATTACCACACCAAATTACCTAGATAATTCAGGTAACCCAAAACCACAATACACAGCATCTATTCCAACTGCCGCTAGCGGAACATTTGGAGCTGCATTTGGTTCTAACCTACCAAACGGTACAGGTAATTACTATGAAAATATTAGTGATTCATTACCACAAGGTATCCCAGCATCAGAATACACCGATTCTATTTATTTGCTCTCTAACAAAGATGCATATAAATTTAATTTTATCACAGTACCTGGGTTAATATATGATTTTTCATCTCATACTTCAACTATTAGTCTTTTAGATTCTGTTTGCAGTAATAATGGAAATTCAATGTTGGTATTTGATCTTAAATCATACGGATCTCAAGTATCATCTGTTGCTTTAGAAGCATCTGGTATAGATTCTTCATATGCTGCTGCATATTGGCCTTGGGTTCGTACAATTGATCCGGGAACAGGTCAACAAGTATGGGTACCTGCTTCAACAATGATTCCTGGTGTATATGCATTTAACGATAATGCTGCTGAAGCATGGTTTGCACCTGCTGGAACAACACGTGGTTTAATGCCTACAGTAATAATGGCTGAAAGATATTTAACTCAAGGAAACAGAGACACGTTATATGAAGCAAATGTAAACCCAATTGCAACATTTCCAAATGTTGGAGTTGTAGTATTTGGACAAAAAACACTACAAAAGAAAGCAAGTGCACTCGATCGTGTAAACGTTAGACGTTTATTAA